CAAAAACAGCAATAGGACAAAAATTAGTAACAGCAGCACAAGCAGCGGGAGCAGTTACAATGAAAGTTTTAAATGCTGTAATGAAAGCCAATCCTATATTTTTAATTATTGGGGGTATTACTGCTTTAGTAGGTGCATTCGCTTTGTTTGGAGGTAGTTCAGAAGATGCAGCAGCAAGTGCTGATAAATTTACTAAGGCACTTGAAAAACAACGTGAAGCAATAGATGAAAACTTTGATTCATTACAAAAGTCACAAGGTCGTAGAATTGAGTTAATGAAGGCTCAAGGCAGAAGTGCAAAAGATATATTTGAACAAGAGCAAAAAGATACTAAGGCATTAGCTGAATCTAAAATGCGCTCACATGAAAGCGAGGGAAAATCATATGCACATTTACGCAAATATTATAGAGCCTTATTACTTACAGGGCATACAGAGGAAGCAGAGAAAGTAGCAGAGCAATTAAAAACATCGGAGGCACGTTATAAGCAATTAGGAAAACAAGCTAAGGACTATTACACGCAAAGAAAACAAGATGCTAAATTATTTGATGCTCAAGAGAAACAAGAGGAAAAAAATAAGGAAAAAGAATTAGCTGAAAAACAAAAAGAGGCTAATCAAAAAGCACAACAAAAGAAAGACGAAGCTAAACAAAAGAAAGCAGAGGAACTTGCAGAATTAGCACAAGCGCAATTAGAAGCTACTAAAACAGCAAGTGAACTTGAGATAATAGAGATTGAAAAAAAATATGATAAGTTAATTGCTATTGCTAAAAAATACGGTAAAGAAACAAAAGACTTAGAAGCTAAAAAATCAACTGAAATATTACTTGCTTCAACAAAAGATGTTGATGTTATTGCTTCGTTTATTGAACAAGAGAAAGGATTAAGAAAACAAAAGACTCAAGAGGATATTGATAATTCCATTAAGGCTTTAACTATTAAATCCAACTTAGAACAAAAAGCACGTGATGACAAAAAAGTACTTGATGAAAAAGAGGCGCAAGATAGAAAAGATTTATTAGCACTTCAAATAAGTACAGTTAAAGGTGGGTTTGATTTATTAGGTGAATTAGCTACTACATTTGCGGGTAAAAGCGAAGCAGCACAACGTAAAGCATTTAACATTCAAAAGGCAGCAAGTATAGCAAGTGCATTGATTGATACTTATACAGCAGCAGCAGGAGTATTTAGGGACACTAAAGGAGGTTTACCTATTCGTATTGCAGCAACAGCTATTGCAGTAGGTTCAGGGTTGGCACGTGTAGCACAAATATCTAAAACACAATTTAATAGTTCTACTGCTGGCGGTGGAGATACAACTCCTTCGGCTTCATTACCACAAGAAACGCAAACGACACCAAACTTTAACATAGTAGGTAATGCGGGGGCTAATCCATTGGCTCAATTAGGTAATGCACCATTACAGGCTTACGTAGTTAGTGGAGAGGTTACAAGTGCGCAAAGTTTAGATAGAAATAGAATTAAATCAGCTACACTTTAAATAAAAAAGGGCTATCATCGTGCGCCAACACTAAGCCCTTTCAATCTAACAATAAGAAATACAAATATATAAAAATAAAACAAAAGCAAACAATTTAAGTTATTAAGATATGAAGATTATTGAATTAGTAATTGACGAGAAAGACCAACAGTCTGGAATTGATGCGGTGAGCGTTGTACATTCACCTGCTATCCAAGAAAACTTTATTGCATTAAATAAGCATGAAGTAGAGTTAAAAGAGATTGATGCTGAGAAAAAAATCCTAATGGGTGCAGCTTTAATACCTAATAAACAAATTTACCGTGAAAGTGAAAAACACGGACAATACTACATTTACTTTTCAGAAGATACAGTACGTAAAGCATCGGAGTTATTCTTAATGAATAGCAATCAAAATAATGCAACTTACGAACATGAAAAAAAGTTAAACGGATTGAGTGTTGTTGAATCTTGGATTATTGAAGATGAAAAACAAGATAAGTCTGTTAAATACGGTTTTAGTTTACCAGTAGGTACATGGATGATTTCAATGAAAGTTAACAACGATGATGTTTGGAAAGATGTTAAAGACGGCAAGGTAAAAGGCTTTTCTATCGAGGGCTATTTTGCTGATAAGTTAGAAATGAGTTTACAAGCACAAGAGGAACAAGAGTTAATTGAAAAGATTAAGGAAATTTTAAAACAATCATAAAATGGCAAAGACAAAAAGTAAAACATCACCACAAAATAGTAAACGTGGTTGTATATGTAAAGACGGTACTTACAACGTAGATTGTTGTGACGGTAGCATACAAGCGCAAGGCATCGGAGGTTTAAACGAGCAAGGTGTTTCTAATGTTGTAAACACGAATGAGCCAAGAGTTATATCTAACTCAAGAGGTTAAAAAATACAACAAAACGTAATAAATTAGTTATATAATAAAAAAGCGACAAATGAGTACACTTAACGACATCTTCAAAAAGATTGAGGATAAAACAGAATTATCAAGTCACAAAGTAGAATTAGGTTTAATTCAAGATTTAGAAAAAGAATTTACAAAAATAATACAATCAACAAAATCTATTAAAGACGAAGGTACAAGACTTGGAAAAGAAATATTTGCTTTTAGAGATGTTTACGGTGTTGATGCTTCAAGATTTATAAACTTAAAAGAAGATTATAAAAAAGCTGCTAAAGATTTAGGTGTAGATGTAGATGTAAAATTTGATAAAGCATTTGAAGATTTAAATGACATCAAAAAAACATATGCGTATTTAGTAGGAAGATAATTAATAAACAAAAACAAAAACAAATAAATATGAGCGTAATAAACCAAATTAAAACCTTATTAGGTATGGAGGTAAAATTAGAGCAAATGAAATTAGTTGACGGTGTAACAATCGTTGAGGCTGATTCATTTGAGGCGGGAATGGAAGTATTCATCGTTACAGAAGATGAGCAAAAAATTGCTTTACCAATTGGAAGCTACGAAATGGAAAATGGGTTTATCTTAATCGTTGAAGAGGAAGGTATCATTGCATCTTACATGGAAGCAGAAAAAGAGGAAGAGGAAGCACCTGTTGAGGAAGCACCAGCAGAGGAAGTAGTTGTTGAGGCAGAAGCTGAAAAACAAGTTAAGAAAACTGTTGAATCAATTGTTAAAGAAACATTCTTTTCAGAGATTGAAGCATTGAAACAAGAAAACATTGACTTGAAAGCACAATTAGAGAAATTGTCAGAGCAACCAAAAGAGGAAGTATCAGAAGTTGAATTATCAGATGTTAAGCCTATTGCTTTTAACCCTGAAAACGAAACAGCAGTTGCTAACTTTAAATTCGCACAAAATAAACCAATGTCTACATTAGACAGAGTAATGAGTAAAATTAATTCTTAAAAATAAATTATGGCAACAACAACATCAATTACAACTACTTACGCTGGTGAGTTCGCAGGTAAGTATGTAGCAGCAGCTTTATTGTCTGCTAACACAATCGACAAAGGAGGTATCACAGTACTTCCAAACGTAAAGTACAAACAAGTACTTAAAAGATTATCAACTGATGCTATCTTGAAAGATGCAACTTGTGATTTTTCTGCAACATCTACGGTTACTTTGACTGAGAAAATCATCCAACCAAAAGAAATGCAAGTTAACTTACAATTGTGTAAAAAAGATTTCCATTCAGATTGGGAAGCAATTTCTATGGGGTATTCAGCTTTTGATGCTTTACCTAAGACTTTCGCTGATTATTTAATCGGACACGTAGCTGCTAAGGTTGCTGCAAAAAACGAAACTAACATTTGGGCTGGTGATGATTCTAACTCTGGTGAGTTTGACGGTATTGCTACATTGGTTGCTGCTGATGCAGGTTTACCAACAGCACAAGAGGTTGCAGGAACAACTGTAACAGCTTCAAACGTAATTACTGAATTGGGTAAAATCGTAGACGCTATTCCTTCAACTTTGTACACAAACGAAGGATTGAGAATTTACGTTTCTCAAAACATCGCTAAAGCGTATGTACGTGCATTGGGTGGATTTGGTGCTTCTGGATTAGGTTCTAATGGTGCTAACAATCAAGGTACAATGTGGTACACAAACGGTGAGTTGATGTTTGACGGTATCAAAATCTTCGTTGCTAATGGATTGGCTGCTAACAAAGCAATCGCTACAACAGTAGACAACCTTTACTTTGGTACAGGATTGATGAGCGACATGAACGAGGTTAAATTGATTGACATGGCTGACATCGACGGTTCACAAAACGTTCGTGTAGTTATGCGTTTAACAGCAGGTGTACAATATG